TCCGAATTCATCCCTTCGCGTCAGACACTGTCTCGCGACGTTATATCCTATCACTTTATGCTCACTGAACTTATCTGTGAGTGTGACTTTCTCAGGATGGATGGTCATCCCGAGAAATTTGATTGCAGCATCTGAGATCTTGACGAGATCTCGAGGTTGGACACTAGCAAACGAATGAAATATCAATTCGGCGTCATCGCCTAAATAGTGTTCATAGAGGGGCACTGGCATATCTAGAATATGCAGAAGGAAATGGCACATTAGATGGTTGGCGATGGTATCAACGATGGCGGTAAAACCGCTACCAGAGGGGACGCCATGCATCTTCCTGATGACTGTTCCATCAGGCAGCATTAACTTAGTGCGGGTAAAATAAGTTTCTAGAAAACGCCATAGGTTCTGGGACTGACGGTCACCAACTTCCCCTTGGAAGATAATGGTGTCATCATGTCTAACATATCTGTCATCAAACGAACCCCGAAGGATACGAAAGACGTCTTCAATGATAAACTGTGGAACGGTTTGGTCGAATTTAGACCAATCTAGAATCAGTTTCCGGTAGCTAGGACCAGCATACTGGTTGACGTGCTCAACGACACGATGCAGGGCATCGGATCCGTTGAACATCAAATCGTTCTGGTTAGTAATCCATTCCCCATAGGGGATGGACCACTTAGCTTCTAAACAAACGACTTCAGCAGGATAAACCCAGACTGCTCTAGTCTTTGGTTTTTCAAGGTCGTGTAAGTGCCCTCTAAGGGCTAACTTGCACGGTGGAACATAAACGAACCTGTCTTTTTGGACAAAATGTTGCATATAGGATGCAACATCAAAGATATCTTGAATAACTTCACCTTTCTTTTTATTAGGAAAGGAGAAGCCTGCGGAAGTGTTTTTGGGTATGCAATCAGTCGCATTAGCCAATGAAAGACGCACCAACGGCTGATGTGGTGTGAATTTCGCTTTAGTTAACCGATATGCATGACGGTACGCCGTTAAGGCTCTTGGGTCAGAAGAGATAGAAGCAAACGTTTTGTGTTCGCCCGAATAACCGAGGAGTGATTCAATCGCCACATCTAATGATGCACGTTTCGAATAACCTCTCAGGTCTTCGTATAGAGAACGGTCAAATTGCTTGATCGCTTTGCGGTGAAACGGGTCAGTGTTCATTCGAGTTTCCTCGATGGAGTATGAATAACTGAATTTGTCTTTGAGAATACTTATGTTGGGGGCCGAGGTGAACTTCGCCTGAAGTTGAGAGCTCGCGCGTATAGGTAAAGGAATGGCTTTAAGTTGCAG